TGTTGTGACAGCAGCAGCGCCAAGAGTGGTAAATTGATTCTGCAATACGTCCTTCACGAGACGAATCTGCTGATCCCCCTCTGAAATCGGATCACTTCCAAGGGGATTTGTAGTCGAAAGTTGACTAATATATGTGGCTGTTTCTACGCCCATGATTTACCCCCTTTAGGTTAACTCGAAAATACCATTGGCACTTGGAGTAACAGTCAGTGTATTGTCTTGTGTTAGATTAAATTGGGACGTACTCAATTTAGAATAACACACCAATTTTCCACCGGACTGGTATATGATAGCAAACTTAACGTTATCTACATCACCCCCAGTTGCAGTCCATACGACGGCAGTTGAATCAAAACGAAACACACCGGCAGATGCGCCAGCAGCCCAAGTTCTTCCAGAGACTGATTTGCCTCCAGTCGTATATCCATTACCATTAGCCACTTCATTTGCTATAGAAGCATATGTTGACAATACCGCATTCGTGGCATTAGCACTAGCCGCGCTAGTATGTAGTGACATTGTAAAATTTACACTTGTTCCGCTTAAATCAAAATCGCCTTCGCCTAATTTTTCCCTAAAGGAATTATAGAAAGCCCAAGCAGTAGCAGCCATTAGTTTACCTCCTCCTTTCTCCTCAATGAATCTGGATTTTTAATAATATGAGAAATAAGACCATCCCCATGAACAGCCAAATCGTAAAATTCGCCAGTCTTTCCAGTCATCTGAACGAACTCCTGTGCTTGATGATAATGGGCTGCAGTACATCTAAATTCCTTATCAGCGACCACCACATCTATTACTTGCTCATCATCATTCTCTTTTTGTTCATAAGCATGATGTTGACCAATGATACAACTATCGAAACCATACACCTCAAACTTGGAAAATCCAAGCATACGAAACAAATGAATTGATCTTAAAGTTACAGTAGAACCACCCATAACTGGAAAATAATTATCCCCATATTGTTCTTTCAATAGGTCTTCATTGTCCGTGTCTCCCGCGCAATGCCATATCCATAACTTATATCCTTCTAGATTATCAAACACAGAAGGATGGCATTGAGAAGAAATAAAATATTTACAATCTTTAGACAAGGGATGAATAAATCTGTTATTAAATTCCCTGCTGTCTAACATTACCATTGCCGAAGGAGCCAATCCGTGATCCATGCAATATTTATGACTTCCATTAACAGCAATAACTGGCATCCCATTCTTTTTCTTTTCCAAAAGATCAGGAAAAGTATCCTCTAAAGTAACCCCACCTACAGCAAGACCAACAACTTTATCCTGAGTTTCATAAGGTTCTACTTGAGGAAGTCCTCTTTTTATATTAACCCTTATATTTTTCCTTATCTTTTCTGGGTCTTCATTTATAGAGCATACAACTTCTGGAACAGGAACTAATTTCTTCTTGACCTCAACAGAGGGCGCATGAGACCTTGTATAAGATTGTAGCATTATGCTCCCTTAAATTGCATTCTAATTTCCAATCCATTAGCCGCTGTTCCACTACATATAGCATCAATATCAAATCTAATTACATCGGCAGTGGTTACATCATTATTTGACGTATCAACAACTGGGGCAGTTGCGGCTGTAGAAGAGTCTGTTTCTCCAGTATCTATAGTAATGGCAGTCGTTAACATATCTACACCCTGAGTAAGATTATGAATCATTATGTCAGTAGTTCCAGTCGTTCCTGCTGTATATACATGAGCGCCAACTTCTCCCGCCACCGCGCTTAAAACAAGTCCATTTAAAGCCAATGGAATAGTAAATGCCGCAATACCATTACCAACATATGTTGGAATAGCGTCTGGCAATACTTTAATTATAATAGTCCTATTGAAGAACACACTATTTATTGGCGTAATCTTTTTAACAGCAGTAGCAGCTGTATCGTAAAATGGAATAAAATCAGCGCTCTCGCTCATTACGGTATCAAGAGGAAGATTGTTTATTGTATCATCCTTTCCGCTATTCAAATTATTAAAATTAGCGTCCACTTCATTGTGAGTCAATGGAGAGCCTTTCCCTGCTCTTGTAACAATAGTAACTGCCATAATTTAACTCCTAAGAATTCTCGACGCCCATAACGTCGTATTGAGCATAACCAACCACCCAGTAATAGGGCTCAACGTAAGGCGTTGTTCCGTATGGAAATGCCCTTGGGGACTTTTCATAGAACTTCTGACCATTAGTCATGCGATATGCAACTCTTCTAGGCGGATGCTTTCTTGCTCCACCTATACGAAATCTTCTCGCCATTAGTATCTTGCCTCTGCTTCGGGTTCTAATGCGCCGCGTCTTCTTGAGATTGGCGGCATAGCATCCATGTCATATATTCGAGAAAGGGCATCCAAAAAGTCAGGATGTATTGTAGGAAATAAAAGATACTCGTTCCGCTTCACCCAATCAACCAGATCATATAATTTGCCTTCCTCATCTTTTCGCATGATCTTTTTAGAGATCAAAAATTCCTGCTTCTTATTTTTATAATCTTTCTGATGAGAAGTCAATCTCTTCTCATCAGTAGGATAAGGAAAAAAGAACGATCCATCTTTTAAGTCTGGCTCAAGTCTTTGTATCCTATCCTTCTTTGACTGAGAACCTCCCCCGCCTGTCCAATTTAATTCGTAAATAGGAAATGAACTTCCATCTATTCTCATCATTTCCTTAAAATGTTCTATATCAGATTGTGCTCCGTACCTCTCATACCCAACCTTGACTTCTCTAATTCCGGGCGCCCTTTTCCACTTTATTCTAAGGCTCTTTATACCCTCCCATCTCTCAGAAAGAGAAAGCCTATGACATAAGCCATCCAACAAAAACTTGTTATAGTTAGAATCTACACCAACAACAGCAATAGCCGTTCTATTAGATTCTCTCTTCCGAGAATGTGCTGGATCACACATAACATACACATTCAAAGTGTATGGTCTAATCTCCCATTCATTCCACCACTCTTCTTTAAATGCAATATCAGAACCCGCTATAGGATTCAGTAACTGCTGGCATGCAACCGTATAGGTGGAAGTTGTCTTCTTAATTTCTTCCCATCTGTCCACTTCAAGAAAGACAGGCTCTCCATCCATCTTCCCGTTGACCGTCGCTGGATGTATTCTAGGCTTTACAGCGGCCCTTTGCAGGATCGTGCCGTAGGTATCTCCATATGAGTATCTCGTGCCAGCATACTGAAATCTAGGCCGGTAGGTAGACCCCAGATTAAGCGATAATTCCCACTGAGTGGTAGTTTTATTTATCTGTTCGGGAGTATTTACCGCCTCCTGAACCACCACATCATCGTAAATAATAAGATCAAAGTGCCGTCCAGTAGGTTGTCCATCCACCAAACCATGCGCTTCAATCGTTTGTTCTTTGGGGTTTGTCTGTCTTTTTACACAAATCCCCTCATTTTCTGCCCACTTGGGAGCCTGAAGCCGTGGCTTCTCCCATAAAATATCAGGATAAAGTTGTTTAAGTTTCTCGTTACCATCAAATTCCTGCATAATCTGCCTTAAAAAAGGCTTTGCTTGTCTAGCAGAAAACGATAACAACCCTATCGTGATATCAGGATTTAAAAGAATCTCCTGTATGCTACCCAAAAAAGTAATGATTGAACTCTTATAATGAAACCGAGCCCATAAATCTAACCTAGAATCCCTATCTGACTCTACTTCCCTGCACCTGTCGTAGATCCACGGATGTAACATATCATGGCGGTTACAAAGAAACACACCAAGATAGTAACGATCCAACTGCCCAAGAGTCCTAATGAAAGAATCATCAATATTAGGATCACGATGACAGTCAGCATACGCTTCAACAACCCTCTCAAACGGGGCAGTGTGCGCCCATTCAGCAAACTTTTTTGCGGCATCTGAGTTATTGTTCTTATAGTAAACACCGTTCGCTATAACAGGCAGCACACTGACACCCTATTTTTCCCTATATCCAGAAGCATAAGCCGCCCTCGCTTGTTTTTCAGCCTGTTTACGAGTTGGGTAACATTTCCCCTTATTACCCCATTTCCACCCTTTCTTCCCTTTGGGAAGAGCACATCTCTTAATTGGCATATTACATTAATGGAAGCAGTTCACCTGCCTCCGCTTTTTGCATTAACATTCTTAAATATTCCCCATCCTGAAGAGCCCTCTGCAAAACATTCTCAGGAAGATTCCGAGCCCAAGGATAAATCTGACGCATCCAGTCAGTTGTTCCCGCCACCGCCTGAGCATAATCCTGAGCCATAAATCCGGGATCTGTCATCCTAGGGGGAATGTTCCATTGCGAATATTCTGATTCACCGGGCCTGATAACTTCTTCGCTCATTGGAACCCTTCCTCGGAATATAGCCGCAGACTCTGGAGACTGGAAAGGCTCCCTACCCATAAGGTTCCACGCATGAGGGCTTGGATGAATCGGTCTTCCCTGCTGTCTGGCTAGATTATTATAAACCTCAGTCAATTGCTCTGGAGACATATTAGTGATGTCTGCAAATTCTTCTGGCGATAATGAGAATCCTTTCATCTTTTCAAGAAGCGCAGTAACTGCTGCAACTAACTGCTGACCAAAATCTTGTTCTGCAGGGGGCGCACCCGCTTGAGTCATAACATCGGGATGCGTTTCTCCTACACCAGTAAATCCGGGAGGAGGACCAGTGGGTGCCGGCCCCCATGTCTCAGCCGCAGGAACTGTTTGCCTGTCCATTACGGCCTCAGTAGGTCCCGGACCCCAAGTTTCTGCCGCTGGCATTATATTATCGGCTCTAGCTTTCTGCTTTACATCCTCAAAACCTAAATCACTAAATCCCGGCGGAGGTTGAACCTCCCCATACTCCTGAGAACTTATAGTTGGAGGAACATCTACACCTTCTCCAAACCGTAGATCCGATCCACCGCCTCCTCTTGGAAGAGTTGCAGCCTCAATAAAATCCGCTACCTCCTCCCCCTTAGTTGCAAGGCCTTCAAGCGCTGGAGTCTGAGCGCCTTGCCCCAACCCCATATCTTCCGCGGTTGGGCCTACAGCCCCGAATCCCCTGCCTCCAGTTTCTTGCCAACCCGGAGGCGCTTCACCCACAGGAACGACTGAGGGATCAGAAGAAGGACGAAGGTTTGCCAGTGTATCAAAATCATCACCAGCCCATTCTTTCCAACCTGCCGTTTCATCTAAAGGAGAAGACCACGGGTTAATTGATTCGCCCAGTTGCAACTGCCGTTCCAGATCTATAGGAGCATCTTTCAATACAGTGGCAACAAGAGTGCCTTCTGCAGCCTGATTTAATACATCAGCAGCGGTTTGAGCATAATTAATGGCCTTAAATCCATGTTGTGTAGTTTCCCAACCCACGCCAGTTTTAGTTCTTCCTTCTGCCATAATTATATCCCTTGGTGGAGGCGGCGGGAATCGGACCCGCGTCCAGAAAGAGAATTAACTTTTCTTCCTGTCGAAACCATAGCGCCCCCTAGTGAATTGTCTTCTCTATTTCTTCGACGCCCTTCTTAATTGCCTTATCAAGAATAGCATCCACATCTACTTTCTTTTTAACTTCAACCGTATGTTCCACTTCTTTCTTCTCTTCCTTCTTACTATGAGAAGAAGTCCATCCAAAACGATTGACCATATTGATCAGCCAGAGCCCGTGATTGAAACCTCTCGTTTCAAGATTCTCACGACCCTGACGAATCCACCACGCTTCTGCCGCTTCCTTGCCTATCTTAACAGTATCCCGAAAACTTTCTTTTTGTTTGTCGGTGCTGTTAGCCCACGCAGTAAACGTGGATCTACTAATGCCCATTTCTCTAGCGGCTTCTACCAAGGTGCCCCCGCGATCAAAAAGACTTTCCAGTCTTCTCTGCATTTTTAAATCCCATAAAGTGGGAAACTTAGACTTTGCTGCCACGAGGCCTCCTTTGTGCTGTGTCCTTCTTGCCCATTGGCCTACCCGGACTTTTATTTCTATTGCTACCTCTACTCACAACTGATAGATTGCTTTTCGCATTGTTCCTTGGATTCCCATCCTTATGATGGATATCCATTTTGCTCCCCTTCTTAACCAATCCAGACTTTATAGCCCTTCGCCTTGCGGTATTTCGAGCAGCCCTGTTTTTCTTTTGCTGAGGCTTTGAACCAAACCTTTTATTCTCTAACGAATAACTACGAGCCATTTTTCTTTTTACCTTTGAATTGAATAGGTCCCGGCATCAACCAAGAGAAGATCATTGGAACTAACACTATCAATATTAATGCCCAACCGCCCATTGAGATCAATTTGCCTAACAATGTCCAAAAATTATCAGGCGCTTTATTGACTACTTTGTCTGCGGTTATGTTGGCCGCTTTACCGGGCTTTTCCGCACTCAAAGCAGAGGCAGTCGCAGCCGTTAGCCCCCCTGCCACGGTCGGTACAATCACACCCCCCGGCAAGACACTCGTTGCACCAACAACTGCGCTCGTTGCCGCTCCAGTTATCAGGCTGCTCTTCAGAGTCCCGCATCCCGTCATGCTCAATAAACATGTAATGATTAGCCCCCGAAGAATCCACCGATTACAATAATGAGAATTATTACGCCCCATATCCACGGCTTTGACCTTACTTCGTCCCACAACTTTTTGAATCCTTCCATTTGATTTCTCCATTGTTGTTAATCCAAAATTTTCCTTACAACTTCTCTGCCTTCCCAGTTATCTTCTACCGCAACTTCATGTTTTTCACAGGCATATCTAGTGTTTGTATCAGCGTTGTCCTTCCATCCATTGCGACTCAAGGTTCTCTTCATAGCAAGGCATCCCGGTACTCCCATCTCTACCCATTCTCCTTTCTCATTCTCATGGTGACCCATGAATTCTATGACGTTTCCATTGAGAAATAGCATAAGAATGAACATTGTTTTAATTACCATTGTGTGCCTTTAAGTCTGCAACTGTATCTTTCAATGTTTCCACCTTCCCTTCAAGAGTTTCTATTCTCTGTTTATAGAAATCTAATGTAAGTGCTTGCTGCTGGTCGAACGGCGCCTTACCTGTTTCGATATTCTGCAAAAGTTTGTCAAACTCACCACTGAGGTGCTCTATCAACATGAACTGCTCTGCATCGGCGGGAAGGCTCCCAAGGTCGCCACGCGGCCACTTGATCCTAAACTCTGTGTTCTTTACTAAGTCAGAGTTAACAAGTATCATCTCTGTTTCTATTCTGTTAAGTCTTTCGATTATTCCGAAGTAAGCCCAAACACCAAGAGCAACAGATGCAATCAAGGATATCAGATTGCGTACTGGCATAGCGAATTTAGTTCTGTCGCTTACATCAATCGCATCGCTCATTAGTAGTCACCGTAACCATAACCCTTCTGTTGCACAGGCCCAGACGATCCTTGGTTACGGAGTATATCAAATAGTCTACTGTGCTGACTAGCTATGTCAGAGTTAGACTCTCGTATTCTTTCTAGCTCAGCGCTGATTTGATCGGTCTGAAACTTCATTACATCCAGACCCTTAATTGCTTCTTCCAGCGCCGGTATTGCTGTGCCTTGCACCCCACCCAGTCTTTCAACTTCTGACGATAGTGATGAAGCCCACCAGATAGCCCCACTTGTTTGAGCAACCAAGAATAGTATTGCACCAAAGAATTTAGCATCTATTTTCAATCCCTGTCCTCCTGGATTCTAGTCGGGCCCCTTGAACACCCATATAAATTTTATAATTATATAAATACGTAGGCAATTGGCCATTAGCTACGAAAGGATTTCTACGATATACTTTCTTAAAATGAAGATAAACTACTTTCTGTATCTTGGTCATACATTATCTTTCTTTTAACCTATCATTCAAATCAGAAATATGGCTAGAAACTGTATTTGTTAGAATAAAAGGAAATAATCCGTGTATTAAAGATAGAGCAGCAAGGCATAAAAACCCAACAGCAGTGCGTACAGTAAACCCAAGGTGAACAAAATAACTCTCCTTAACTTCTTCTAAATGCTTAATCATTTAAAAATATACCACAATAGTGCGCTCAATGCTGTCATGTCTACACAAACGGACCAACAAAGATAAACTCTTAGGGCAATCTTTTTCCACTCAATTGGCATTCTGGTTTCATGGATTGGGAAGTACCATCGCATCTAACTTCTCCTCTAACCTTATTAGATGATCCATAATCTCCCCGAATTGGTCATCTGTTCTCGCAACTACACGCTCTAATCTATCTTCAACTGTCTTCAACTGGAAAGCTTGGATTGCAACACTCTCTCTTAAATCATATATGAATGCAAAACCACCAATAACCAAACCTATAGTGGTTATTATGTGACCTACAGATAGGCTCTTATTTATTGGGGTACTGTTGTTCATAGCTGTAGCTTTCCCCCCTCATCTCCGAGGTGTATTATCTCCCACACACTTCCACCTGTAATAGCGCAGACTATTACTGCGTCTTCGTTCTGATGAAAGCTCAGGAATGTCCAAGAGGGCTTATTGGGGTTATACATGATGGCGGCAAAAGAAGGATCATCATTTCTATTTATCCAACCCTTTCCTATAGGATACTCTCCCAGTACATCTTGATGATATGTGATTGCCTCGTCAACATCGTCCCAACATACTGCTTTTATTGGGAACTCAGTAGGAAACATTCTTGCTGACCCAGCTAAAGGTATTAGCAAAAGCAATAACAGCAATTTTTTCATATTACCTATCTTTAAACTTTTTAGGCTTTTTTACAGCACCAGCCTTTTTTAAGGCCTTCTTTCTTGGCCTAACAGAAGCCGATCCTGCAGGCTTCATTGGAGAATATTTAAACGCCATTACTTGCTGCGCCTCTTAGCCTTAGCTTTTTTCTTTCCCCCAGCGCTCGTTGGAGCAGGATTAGGAGTTCTTGCTGGGCCTAAATATTTACCCTTTGTAGTCTTAATTTGCTTCATTTTGTTTCCTTTGTGTTGGTGGAGGTGGCGTGGAATTGAACCCGCGTCCGGTCAGGGAATTAACTTTCCTCACCGTCGAACCATTCACCCCCGTTATTTATAAACCTTTATATTCTAGGTCCATTAATGAATCTTGGACAGTCTGACTACCCAACTTCCCTTCTCCATGCCAGTAACTAAATAGATCCCCCTTATCAAGAGTTGAAGGAGAATATTGCATCATAGCTATGTATGCAGCATTATCTCCACCGTATTTATCAAGACTTGGAATTGGTGCATCCTGATATCTTCCTAACAGCCCCTTCTGTATGTCATGGACATCTGATTGAGTATAACGACCTTGGTATGGCAACCCCCACAAAGCGTCTTTCAGCTTTTCTTCATTGAGACCTAGATCGAAGGCTTTAGCTTGCGCCCCCAAATACATGGCGCTTCTATCAAGATCTCTTTGCCATTGATGTTTTTGTAATTGAGGCCTTAGTCCAAGAAGATTCTCAATATATTTTTGTACTTCAATTTCTTCTAGCCTAGTTAACTCAGCCATTATTCCTTACCCCCAAACCAAGGATGTTTTCTCCACCCCATTGGATCAAGCCAAGAGAATCCATCTTCTTTCTTCTTATCCTTTTTTGCTGCTTGTCTAGCTCTTTCAGCGGCGGCTCTATCTAGTCTCTGCTGCAAGCTACCAGGACCTGGAGCCCTTCCTCTTTCTACTTTTTGCAAAGGTTTTATCAATGCTTCTGTTTCGGCAATTAAGTTATCAAGAACTTTTATCTGATGATCATATGGATAAGCACCAGGTTCGCTACCATACGAGCCCGTGTATGATCCAGTTTCATCAAATTTAGCGTCAAATCGTGTAGCCCTACCATCTGGTGGATTGTTCCACAACTCTCGTTGTTCCCTTAATACGCGTATTAAAGTTTCTGGATCATTCTTCTGATACCACTCAATGGCTCTTAAAGTCTCATCCCACTCATTAATCTTTTCTGTTTGTGCAGTGTAACCATGATCAGTTCTACCAGCTACTTCTTTATTATAAACATTTACTGATTCATCCATAAATCTAGGATCTCCAGATCTATATATTGAATCTTCAGACCATGGTGGTCTGTGAGCTACCGACCTCATTATTCTATCCTCTAATCCTGGACGAAATCCCGTATCAGGGATCGTTCCCCAAAGGCGCTTCATCTTAGCGATATCAGTAGCTAAATCTAATTCGTATCCCTCATTAACCATCTGTCTTATCCATGATTGATATTCTGCATCAGTAGCCACTCTTCCAGGAGTAGTTTCAGCCTCACCCCAGGCACTATGTGTTCTTCCAGATTGACTTGTTACATACTCGTCTTCAAGTACTTGGTTTAACCCATTCCTGCCTCTAGCCCATGTATTACTGGTTTCTGACCATTGTGGTCCTTCATGAAATACCTCATCAATAGCCCACGCTTCTCTATTTTTATCAGAATATAATACAGTTTCCCAATTGTCGTTCTCTACGTTACGTCGTATTCTTCTCGCTTCATCGTCCATTGTCTCGCCAGCCACCCGAGAAGATCCGCTATCTCTAGCCCTCTGTCTTGCTGCCACATCGTCAGCAATTTGTCTTTCATTAGCAGAGCTTAAGTTGCGGACAAATGTGGCAAGCGTTCCACTTATAGTTGTTAGTACTGGACTTTTAGCAACTATAGGGGCAACTCTGGCACCAGCCTTACCAATTAATCCTCTAGCTGCTGGTCCTCCTGCAGCAGTGGCTCCTGCTGTTACGGCGCCAGCTTTAAGTATATTCCTTCGAGTTTGATCGGTATCAACAGTTCCTCTAGCCCAATGAGTTCCTGGCATAGTCTTGCCGAATAGTTTTTCAGCAAGAACTTCTGTGGCAAAAGGATTGATCTTGGCCCACTTAGAGAATCCCAACCATCCTAATGGTAACGCTACACCTAGGCCCATAGCGGCCATATCTGCAGTTTCCTTATCCATACCACCATATTGCTGTAAGGTTTCAGATACAGGCTCATCAAACAAAGCCGTATACGCGCCACTGATGGGAGACATCAAAGTCTGGAAAGCGCCCAAACCACGGCCTACAGGTTCATTTAAACTTTCCCACCCTTTTGACCATGGCACATCTTCGTATTCCCCGGTCATACCTTCCCAACCGTGCTGTGCATGCTCCTGCATAGTTGGAAGGATTCTCGCTATAGGCTTTAAAGTCCTCTGTAAATTTTCTCCGGCTCCAGTACTAACGGCTCCTAACTTACCACCACCCCAGCTTGGATCAGACAAACCTTTGTCTTCTCCAGGCTTAAACCTGTCAAAGGTTGGCACATTCATTATACCAGTACTAGCTTTCTTCCAAGGATCTACATGAGGATTCCTGGATAACTTGCGAGCCATTAGTGTAGACTCTTATCTATGTCAGCCTTAAAATCTTCTGATATCTTACTAAGAATAGAATCAACATCAACAGACTTCTTAACTTCGACCTTGTGCTCTTTAACCTCCTTAACATCCTTCTCTTGTTTTGAATATGCTGAACGGTAGTTAAACTTATTAACCATCATGAAAGAATAGAGGGCAGTATTGAAGTTTTTATTTTCTATATTCTCTCTGCCCATCTGTACCCAGTAAGACTCAGAGGCCTCAAGGCCTTTCTCTGCATGTTCCTGGAAATCTCTCTTTCTGGGATCCTTAAGCCAACGATACCATGTAGACTTATTAATCCCAAGAAACTTACAAACCTCTACAATAGAAGCTCCCTTATCAAACATTGCTATAACTTCTTTCTTATTATTGGAAGTCCATACACTGCTGTGTACATACTTACCATCTTTTTTTCTTGGCTTACTCATGATGCTATAAAGTCAATAATAATTTTACCGTTAAGATGATCCATCTCATGCTGTATACATATAGACATAAGGTCCTTGTAATTCTTTACATGCTTTTTACCATGCATATCCCGAAACTCAAGCCTTATCTCTTTGTCTCTAGTAACTGGTATCTCCATATCAGGAACAGATAAACACCTTTCATTAGTAGTTACTTTACCCTTCCTGTCTATTATCTTTGGATTAATAAAGCAATGAAGGTTATTTTCCCCTGGAGAAGTATCCACAACTATCATCTTCTTGTGAATATTTATCTGAGGAGCCGCTAAACCAATACCTCCCAGTTGAGACATAACAACAGCCATATCTTCTGCCAATTCTTTTATATCTGTTGGGTCTTCTGACTCAAAAGATATGTCAGTAGACTTTTCGCGTAACCTAGGATCTGGAAAGCATAACAGTTCAAGTGTTCCTCTAGGATCAATCTCCTTAGTGGACTCTGTTATAGCAGAACTATACATACGCTTTAAAAGGTCCGTAGGGCTTAGGCTTCTTCCTGCGAGGCCTACCCTTCTTGTATGCAGCTACTTCTTTTTTAGCCGGCTTCTTCTTTCCTTTCTTCTTGGCTAAGTTCCTTTTAATTCTAGCTTCAGCCCTAGCCTTAGGCTCACCAGGGTATCTTTCATATTTAGGCATTACTTCTTCCTCGCTTTCTTCTTCATTGGAGTCACATAATTTTTAGTAGACTTCTTCGGTCCTGGCGCTCTTTGCCCAGGTTTTCTAGCGCCTCGTCCAAAGTGCTTACTTAAGAAAGCTTCCATTTCCTTCTTGTCCATCATCTTATTCTTACCGTAGTCACTCCATCCAGGCGGTGATGCCTTACGCCTTTTGGGTGGTGCAACTGGTTTACGTTTAGCCATTGAGTTCTCCTCTCTTTTTTTCCCGCATATGCTTACGGTATCTTTTATCCTTACCTTTGCGGTGAGGCTTGTGTGGGATTATTTTATGGGGACGTTGCGTACTCTTATCTTTAGCCATCTATTTTCGACCGGCTCCTCCACCTCCACCTCCGCCCAATACTATGGCCCTCAACGGAACTCTTGCAAGAGTAGATCTTACCTTAGCGCTCAGTCCCTTCCTTGGTTTTTTTAATTCTCCAGGAGATGTACCTGATGTACGCTCTCTCTGCCCCTTTGTTCCCTGAGTAATTCCCCTGGAAATAGCAGTAGCTCTATTACGTTGCCTCTTAGTAAAAGTTGTAACTTCACTCTTAGGTTTGTTTTTGGATCCCTTTGGTCTTCCTCTCTTACGTTCTCCTGAACTTCCGTAATCAGCCTTTTGACCAGACCTGCGTGCACTTTCCCTACTAGCTAACGGATCCTTGGCAAGATCACGTACTTGCTGTCCCATGCTAGATTTACTGGTTGTTCTTCTTCTCTTAGTCATTTACTTCCTACCTGCTCCTCCGCCTCCACCTCCTCCTAGACGAAAGGCTGCTAATGGAACTCTTGCAAAAGCTTTTCTTATCTTGCTTATCTTTGGCCCAGACCTCTTTGGCTTATTCTCAGCATTAGCTATAATTCTCTCTCCTTTGTGAAAAGTAGAAAGACTGGCTGATCTATACCTTGATCCTCTCTTAGATTTCTTTGGCCTATCCGGCGCCTTATCCTTAAGAACTGGAAAATCCTTACTAATTTTATCTAATTTCTTTTGAGCAGCCTTTCGACCCCTCTTATGGCCGTCTACTTGAACTTTATCGTAAATAACTCCAGTTCCTTTTAACCTTCTCTTAGTCATAATATCACCATGAAACCTTAAATACTGCGTAAGCCCATATTAGTAAAAATATAGAACAAATAATTTCAGAGATCACTTTTTCTTAGGACCTGGCTTCTTCCTGGCCTTAGTTGTTTTCTTTACTACTCCCCCACGATGGGTATAACTAATATTACCCTTCTCAGTTCCGTAAACTCCTCTCCTTCCTAGGGGGCGCTCCCTCATATTTCTAGCACGTCCTGGATCGTAACCATACAAGCCAACAGTGCCTGCTTTAGCTCTAGCATCAACACTTCTTACGTGCTGACCCTTTAGAGCTTTACGATTCTTGGTGGGCTTCTTTAGAGCTTTACGATTCTTGGTGGGCTTCTTTAGAGGTTTTAATCCTGCCATTATTAATCTCCTTTACTGTGGTTTGCTGGAACCCAATTTGCGTTTGGACTCTCCTACAAATGTCCATGAAGACACTGTCGCCTTCTTTCCTTTCTTTGTGGTATAGGTACCACTCTCAAACTCGTCCTTCACCCACCTACCTTTAGCTCTGGAGATATTCTTATTAAGCGGTAAGGCCTTCTTCTTCGGAACCCTAGCAGTCCCAATTCTATGGTAAACACTCTCCATGTAAGAGGATGGTTTCTTTTTCTTGACCTTACTTCTTCTTTCTGCACCTTCCTTCATTCCATATCTTTTAGCCATCTTCTTTACCCCATTTTCCTATAGGGCAGAATGAGCCCCGTAATTTAGTTTTAGCTGGCATAAAACAACCACACTCTTTACATAACCTGGTATACTTACTAAACCTATCACAACTCATACATATAGTTATCCGCTGTCTATCAAACTTCCTAATAACGTCAGGATTCGCAGTACTATCGGGACCTCGTAATTCCTCTGACCAGATTACCATATTACATTACACACCAGATAAGTCAATACCATTAATTTTATCTCTGTCTAGCCACGTTTTAATTGTATACTACCATTATACCATATAGGGGGGTAAATGGTGCACATATTATTCCCTTATAAATCAACTAATTAAAATTATTTTACCCAAAATACTATTGACAAGATTTTAATAAAGGGTGGTTTACGTGTGTGAAGAGGGGTTTTAATCCTCGGTATGGGGGCGTGGAACGATCCATCCAAACCTCGATCAACTGCCTGCCTTCCCTGACACTACTTCGAAAAGGTAGGATTTGACAGGGTTATGGCCGTTTGCTATACTGTTTCCAGTCGCATAAAAGATCCTAATAAAGGGGTCGCAAAGGTGCGACGGTGAGGGTTACCTAAATGCAAGATACATTAGCATCGTATCTAGCACGCGGGGGAAGCATCACCAGACTGGACAGTGACTACAATGGCACTGGTCGGAAGCAGGGAACGCGTCAAGTGGTTACGGCGCGACGCCCAGGGAGACAGCACGACGGTAAGTGGCTGCCTACCGGACGCAAGACGACCATGAGCAGGGTGGACACGCGCCTAAGTCGGGGAAGCAGACCACGCTCGGGCAGTAGGGACACTCGACCGACGGCGATGCACATCGCTTATCAGCAAGCCTGCAAGGGTACTGATGGATGGAGCAAGCCACGACCGAGAAACCTGCAGTACGGCTAGACAGCGATTTGACACTGGACTCTAGGTCTGCTAGAGTAGAGTCCAGAATCAAGTCTCTAAGTCGAGGGACACTTGGACGACTGCACCCGAGCAGTAGCAGGGTTCAGATTGGATGGTCTAACTACGGCTAGACCGCTAGTGTCGAAGATGGACGACGTGTGGACGGATGGACTTGGGTGATGAGTTGGCTGTTGGCTGGCTGTACAGGTCAGATCACCTTAATAAGACAGCCTGTAGGGTGCGGTGACTAGCCACTGGGTGGATAGATTGCACGCTCCAAAGCGAAAGTGGCGGAGGATGTTACGGCGATTTTGAAGCTCGCGACGGTGTAAGTCTAGGTGACGCTCTGGACTCTGGATGCAAATTCCATTGTCCATCCTGTTTTCGTGACTCACGGTAGCGCGTGGGGTGAAGGTGTGCGGGACGCCCTCGGCATGAGAGTGCCTAATCAGAACGTACCGGATAATGGCTCTTGCTGTTTGGCTTGAACTCTAGGGCGTAAACAAAACCTGTTTTTTCTCTATATGAGGGAATTCTGGCAATCCTGCCGTTTTCCTTTCTTTAATTGGAGAAATTGCAACTATGCAAGATAAACCTATCGTACACGGCGAGTGTACACGAGAGCAGTTCGACGCACGCGTAACGGATGTGTCCTCGGCATTGGTGAATAATCAGCAAGAGATTCAAAACTTGTTGAATATCGCGTATGCCTATGCAACCGACCCCGCGTGTAATGACTACACTTTCTGCACGAAATTGTACGTCACGATGAGCGACAAGAAGCGGTTGGCTATCAAGGCTTCCAAGATCAAGGGTTGCATCGAGAAGTTTGCCGGAGCAACTTGGGACAAGGATGCTGCAAATGGTGGACAGTTCAAGAAGGATCGGACTGCCTCACCAGACCCAACGGCTGGAGTGTTGGCATCAAATGCGTGGTGGTGTTTCGAGACGAAAACCGAGGGGAAACCTTGGGACGCTCACGCGTTCTTCACTCGTACCACCAAAACCGTCAATACGAAGGGCGCGAAGGACGAGTTCAAGCGTAATGATGCAGAGCAGTTGGCTCTTGATGCGCTTATATCTGCGCTTCATAACGAGGGATTTGAGATCAATGTCCCTGAGCCGAAGCACCAAGCGCCGACGTTGGACATCCCTGACTGGCGTAAGCAAGTCGAGGAAGAAGTCCAAATCGCGGCTTAATCTAAACCTAAAGGAATTCACTGGCAACAGTGGATTCCCTCATGTAGAGAAAGGAGGTGTAACTTGGATGATAAGATAGTATCTCTCATCAAAACCGAGATGTGCATTCAGTATTTCGAGGTTGTGAGCAAGAGGGTACTGCGTGTAGTTGAAGCTCGCTATTCCTAGCCTCATGCCCCGATTTGAAACCTGAGCAAGTGAGGGGTTTCGGCGATAATCCCTTGATAAATAATCGCTATCGTCCTGAGCAAGACCTTGAAAACTGCTCACCGAATGATAGCCGTAAACCTGAGGGCGTAGTATACGCATCTAGCGTCTACGTGTGCGTGAGCCACAGGATGAAAAGTTCTCAAAGACCACAACGCGCCACATCAACAAGTACCTCAACGGGGCAGATGCAACCGTAGTCCCGCACAATCAGATTCTCACGATGGTTGATTTGGTTGGATAAGTTGGCAGATAAAAGCCCAGTCCCCACGATGGGCTTTCTTGTATCAACTTAACCGAGGCAGCCCAATGAAAAACCTTGAAACAGTAAAAGGCTTGAAAATTGACAAGCTTGAACGTATGAAAAGCAGTGTAGATGGTAACCCGAGGTTCCGCGTGTACTTCTCGAATGGTCTAGTGTCTCAAACTATGCCCGATGACATGATAGGCTACGCTATTCAAAACTTTTGGGGAGAAAATAAGCCTGTGGACGTTGAAGTAGGCACACATTATGGCACTGTACAGGTCAATAGAATCATCGAGGCTGCCCAATGACTGCCATGATGGTTGCTGTGGCTAAACTTATTGAGTTTAGGGATAATTTCAAGTGCCCTACTTGGGGGAAGTGATGGATAGACACCTCGCAGACGATTGGGCTATCCTCAAGGATACTGACTATCCAGAGTACATACGGTTAGCAGATGCTACGTGGCTAGGGAATCATCTGTCCGGTAAGGTTCTTCGTAGACTGCGTGATACGGCCAGATATGCCAATCTGGAGAAATCTAGTGAGATACCTGACAGAGAGCTGAGAAAGGCCATAGAGAAGGCGTGTTCCTTGATCTCAAGGAAGGCTCACACCTATGCACAGTACAAGTTTGGGTCTATGGCACACCCTCATTGGTATGAAAAGGAGAAATTACTACTTTCTGACACACAGAGAGCATATTATTTTTATGGGACTGATAAGTCCATTTTAAGTGATAAAGCCTTGTATTGTAGAGACTACTGTGCTAAAATAGTACGATTCATGTCGGATATACTGGAGGTGGAGATGTTTCTGCGTGATCATTCTAATAGGCATAACACGTCGTTGTTTATCAGAATGAACACTGAAATGTCAGAGATAGAGGAATGGTACATACCAAAAGAGGCTAAGGCCGAAATTGACATAGAAGATAAGTATGTTCACGAGGAACCCGATCTATATGAGTTCCGACTGAGACATAAGGATTGCATCATAACCTCAACAGTTCTTTTCAAGGACATGTGGGAGGATTATGAGCATGATGTGGCTGTAATTTGGTAACGTAAACTTCAACTGAAA